AAGAAGATCGCGAAGACTGCGGGCCCGGAAGTCCCGGTTTTGCTGCTCACGGGCACACCAATCACGAACCGTCCAGCCGAGTACGCACCTCAGTTGCAGATCGTTGGGCAGATCGACAAGTTCGGTGGAGAGTGGGGCTTCTACCGACGGTATTGCGACGCTTTCCGTGACAAGTGGGGGCAATGGCACCTTGAGGGCGCATCGAATCTTGATGAACTCAACGATCGGCTTCGGGCAACGTGTTACATCCGTCGGACAAAAGATCAGGTGTTGACGGAGTTGCCACCTGTGATTCACGATCCGATTGTCGTCGAGCCCGGGGCTGCAGCAATGAAGGAGTATCGGAAGGCTGAAGCGGACATCGTCCAGTATTTGGTTGACCGAGCAATTGAGATTGCGTCTGAACTTGGACTGAGTCCAAAATCAGCGGCTGTCCAAGCCCGGCTCAAAGCGGAGGCTAATCAGCATCTCGTGCGAATTAGCATCCTTCGCAGATTAGCAGCCCGTGCGAAAATGTCGGCGATCGAGGAGTGGATCGAGGGACGTCTCGAACAGTCCCGCAAAGTCGTTGTTGCGGCACACCATCGTGACATCGTTGATGCGCTTGCTGACAAGTACGGGGGTTACAAGATTCAGGGCGAGATGGAAGTTGGGGACGTAGAGCGTGCGAAAGAAGCGTTCCAAAACGACCCGGACGCAAAAGTTATGGTTTTGTCGATTCAGGCTGCGAAGACCGGGCACACGTTGACGGCATCTCAAGATGTCCTGTTTGTGGAACTTCCGTGGACCCCTGCTGACGTTGACCAGACATACAGTCGGTGTCATCGGATCGGGCAGACTGGTTCGGTGACGGCTACTTACATGTTGGCTTCGGGGACGATCGACGAGGAAATCTACGACCTCATCGAACGCAAGCGTTCCGTTGTAAATCAAGCGACAGATGGGGGCGAGGTGGAGGCCGACGACGTTTCTCTGTCTCAACTTGTCATGAAGTTTGTCAAGTAAATGTTGCGAAGGCCCTGCTTATGGTCTATAGTGATGCCATGTCAGTAACTCAGAACACTCACAAGGGCGATCTAGTCGCCACCGAGGTCTTCGGCACCACAGTTCGCATGTGGTTCGACTCTCCCACAGGAGACTCCTCGGACGTCCAGATCTCAGACCTACAATGTAACTCACATGATCAGGCGGTAGACATCGCTAACCGCCACAACGAAATGTGGAACATTGACACTCGCCACTACCGCATGGCAGACTTCAAGCACCCACCGGAAGGCATCAAGCCCATCTGGTAACAGAACGGAGCCTCATGGTGCGTGGGGAGATCCCACGACGAGTGCGACATGCTTTTCATGCTGGGAGTAGGTGCCCGCACTTCATGAAACAAGGCAACGGTGATTAGCCCACCCTTCGGGGTGGGTTTTTCATTTCTTACCGGCTTTGTAGACGTCGAACGGGATCGAGGCCGGGGCTTTGCCGCAGGGCCAGAGCGCCGCATTCGAGTCAGCAAGGCATCCGCAAGTTTCACACCGGATCAGCGGATCAAGGTCGGTGAGATGAGACAGTTCGGGATACTCCTCAGCCACAACCCATCTACCCCAGTCGTGTGATTCGGCGTTGGCCTTTTCTTCCTCTGGGGTTCCTACAAACTCTGGCTGGATCTTGATGATCTTTTCCCAGAAGCGGGACATCAGACAACCTGTTCTTCAGGATTTTCGCATTCCCAGATTTCGTCAACGATCTTCTTGGTGTAGCGCTTGCGAAGGTTGGCGATCTTCTTGTTCATCTCGGCCATTGCCATCGTGCCTCGGGCTTTGGAGGTGATGTCGTCGTCGTAAGCGCCGTGATGCTTGAACATGGCGTCGTGCAAGTCATTGGCATCAAACAGCATGTCAACGATCCACTCGCCACGGTTCTCAACCTTGATCATCAACTCGGCGAGCCCTTCAGCCCCGAATTCGTCGAATACCCGGTGGACAATCGTGTCGCATAGGTGAGATCGGTACAGATCTTCGACTCGCATGGAGCCAGTCATGAAGTCTCCGATCATTTCGATCAGATCTTCTCGGGTGAACTCGGCGTCGTCACTATCACTCATGCCAGACCCTTTCTCTGTTAGTCCATTGTCCCACGAGTGGGCGTCAAACCAACGAAAGAATTGCTGCCTGAGCCTTCAACTTGTTCTTAGTAACCCACGAGTTCTGATCCATCGACGCTGCGGCCCGGTCTTCAGCCCCGGCATCGCGGTGATGGTCAAGGTATTCGCCGATGGCGTTGTACGCCGCCCAGCCGTTCTGGCCGTAGCCACCAGCGTTCTTGGAGGAGAGGTAGATGCCACGGACACGCATGCCGAGGTCGTCGTAGTTCTCACGCTGACGCTTGGTGAAATCGGACTTGTTGGGGAACACAGCCTCGAACACCTTGTCGAACTGGCGGCTGCCCGCCGGGACTGGAATGCTCAGCATCTTCTCGGCGGTTTCCTTGAATGAGCGAGCCCAATCCGATGAAATGCGGAGCACCTCTCCGGCTTGTTCCATTGCAGATTCTTGGTTGCGTGTGTGGCGTGCGGTGAAGATGGAACGGGCGTTGGACAGCCCCATCAGCACGGTGTTGCGGCAAACGGAACGGATCGGCGTGTTTGCGTAAGTGATCGGCACCTTGCCGTCGTGTCCGTTGCGAACCAGAAGGTAACGCTCAATCTTGTCGTTTACACCCGTGGGGTCAAGGACGAGGGAGCCGAGGTTGATGGAAGCGAAGAACTCTTTGCCTTCTCGGAGCACACCACAGGTTTCTACGACTGCTTCGCCTGCTGAAGCCCCGACGACGTCGAGTGCCCGCTGGAGCGATTCCTTGTTTTGGGTGGGAACGTAGCGAGTTCCGACTGTGGACAACCCGTCGAATGAGCCGTCTGGGTTGACACGGATCGTTGCCCGTGAATCTTCGACGAGAACTGGGGTGCCGTCTGGGTTGAGGATGAAGTTGCCTTCGTCGTCAACTGCGGCGACTTTGGTGGTAACGACGTCGAAGTCGGCCATTGCTGCTTCGAGCATCGCTTCGGCTGTCTGTAGCCCACCCATTGGTGTGCCAAGTTTGTGCCAAGGGATGTCTCCGGCGTAAGCCATGCGTGCTTTGCCGTCGGCGTTGATCTCGATTTCGTGGCTCATGTGGGTTCCTTCCCCTCTTTAGTAGATAAATCTATCACGTCTTGAGACAGTTGTACACCCAAACCCGAGACATTCCAAGTTTCCGGGCCATTCTGTTGACGGCGTCCCGGAGTTCGAGAGCCCCGAGTTCTTCCATCAGCCGCACTGCTTCTCGCTTTTGCTCAAGCGACAAGAAGATCAGCGGCTTGCCGTTGTACCGCTCTGCGGAGATCGTTTGGCAGATGGCGTCAAGGCTTTGGCTCAGGTGGGTGATTGGTACGTTGATTTTCATCGCGTCAACAAAATACCGGCATCTGAACGAAACGTCAACGCACCACAGCAGTTGCTTTGGACAGGCGCTTGAAACCGGTGCCTTCAGGCCCCTTCACATGGGGAGCAATCCAAATGCGACGATACGAAGCGGGGTCACCAACTTCACCCAGCGACGGATAGTACTGGTTGCGCATGTGTCCACGAACCAGCACTTGATGATCGAGGCGGTTGCCAGTCCCGGTCGACGATCCGCCGGACGAAGCACGACGCAGTTTCAAGATCTGAATCGGGTCGTCATTGCCGAGCGTCTTTGCCATCTTGCGACGAATCGGGCGAGGGACACTACCGCAGTCCTCAGAAACGATGAGTTCCTGCCACATGAACCGCATCAACGACACAAAGAACTTGCGAGTGAGGGCGGTGTCCGATGAACACAGCGTCTCGGAGCCGTTGTACCCGTACTTCTCCTCGGGGGGAGCGGTACGCCATCGACCTCCGAACGCCCATGCGCTCGTATCAACGAGAAACAGGCACGAATCAGGGATAGATGGGTCGAACACGAACGAGTCTGCGACGTCGTCTCTACCGGCTGTCGTGACGTAGCGCAGCAGCCCGTAATCGGTGTAAATGGAGAACTGGATGCCACGAGTCTTAGCGAAGTACTTGGCGTTGTACTCTGGAGTCCCGTATCCCTCGTCTTCTGGTTTGACGTCGTGGTCGGTGGTTGGCGCGGCAACTTCGTTGGAAACCTGATAGGAAAACCCCCGGATTGCCATCATCTCACCTGCGTCAGGGTCGTCCGACATGAAGTGCGCTGGCGGTATCCACACCATCAACGGCTTTTCAAGAAAGACGAAGCCTTTGGGTTCCAGCAGGTCGGTCTCGAACAGAGGTTCGCCTTCGAACTCGTCGCAGATGCTGGTGAGCATGTCAACGATTTCTTCCCCAACGAACGTTGTCGGGATTTTGAGTCCCTCCCGTTCCCTGTTGATGGCCTGAACTGTCCAGAAGGTCTGCTGGTTGATCGGGTCGGTTTCCTTGAAGTATGGAAACGACGCCCTAGTGATGAGGTGGTAGTGCTCTCCGGTGATGTTGTATGACCAGAACTGCTGTGGTGCCGAGAGGCGACGTTTGGCGATGCGGTTCAGGACATCGTCGGTGATCTTCGGTGGGAGCCAACTGAGTGTGCGGCTCAGCGCTGAGATGCGTTCCTCGTGGGCTGAGACTGCTTTGTCGACACGAACCGTGAGCGCTTCCATGAAGCCACTCTACTGGTTATGTGTGACACACGCAACTTATTGGGACGATTTCTTTACTTGCACTCCCAGTGCTGCCATCCGCCGCCCGGGGCTGCGAGGGCCAACCAAGCGCTGACGTACATATTCGCCCAAGGATCAAACGGGCTGGCATCAGGCATACCGACGGTAGCAGCACGACCCGGCCAGTACTTCTGGAGATGCTGAAGCAGCCCACTTGCCGCGCTGGAACGGTTGTAGGCATTCGGATCACCACGACTCTCGCAATGCATGATCCGCATGAAGCGGTTGACATCGTTTTCAGTCCCGCCCCACGCCATCACGGCTTCGGTCATCATGGGACGCCATTGCTCTACGCCGTCACTCCATGTCGTGTTGGGGATCGTGTAGACGCCGCCGGTCGGCAGTTCAGGCACATTGTCCACAGTCATCTCACGCTCGTTGAGAACCCGTAGGTGCGCCTCTCGGGTGCGGGGGCCATAGTTGCCGTCAGGTTCCGCTCCGACGAGTTCCTGTAGCGCCACGACCCGCTGAGACTGCTCACGGTAGTCGTACTCGGCTGTCAGGATGCCTTGCTCGATCTGCTCACCGATCGCTTGGAGTTCCATCTCGCTGGGCAGAACCCACACATCGGTTTCGGCAACGGTGATTCGAACGGCTTGCTCGATTTCCAGAGGTTCGTATTCGAGCCCCTCCGGGAGGGCCGGGACTGCGGGCAACTCGACTTCGCTGTCGTGCTGGTCGTCGAAACGGGTGTCCGAGATGATGAGCGGGTCGGACCCGTCCCATTCATTGGCACCGTTGTCTGTGACCAACTCAAGTGGTTCGAT